TAATTTGAATGACAACCTAGGGACGCGCAACGCGCCCAAAGCGAAGGAGGGCCAGACCGATGCGGACGCCTGAGCAGATCATAGGCCAAGATGCCCTGACGCAGCTTATATTCGAGGGCTACAAAGTTGAGCGCGATTTGGATGCGATATCTATCGGCGATCACGTCGCCGAAAATCAAGACGGCAGATGGCAGGGTGTTGTCATCGGCATAAGGCGGATCTCAGGAGGCGTCGCGTATCCTGGTATTGCGGTTTGTGACACCGGGCGCGGAAGTCCGAGGGAGTGGAATCTGACGCGCTTAATCCGCTCGGTGAAACCTGATTTTGTAGATTGGCCTATGCCATTAAGGGAGCCGGAAGCATGAGCCACGCGAAGTTTGCCCGCCACCTAGCCAACCTAACTGCGGAGGCCGCCCGCGCCGCCAGTGAGGCAGCGGACATGATCGAAATAGACGAAGGTGGAGCACCAGAAATTGCGAATGTGCTGGCAGTCACCGGGAAGCTGCGTGATCGCCTGTTGTGGATAGAGCGCAGCCTTGCAGGCGTTGCACAGAAGGAGCAAGATCATGGGTGAAATAGTCAAGGCGATCAATGACAGGTTGTCGCATTTGGATGGTATTTGCGCCACGGCAGAGCGGCGCGGCCCCTCTCATAAGGGCTATGTCACCGACGCCACATTTCATCACTGGTGCGGGGAGCGCGATGGATTGCGTCAGGCGCTACGCATCATAGAAAAGGAGCCGTCATGAGACTTTCAGATGATGCATATATTTTGGGGTTTGCTCACTTCCCAAGCGCGGGATCAACACTTTCCTTCGGTGGAGATCACGCGAAGATGGAGATTACAGACCGCGCTCGGTTAGCGCTTGACGAACTTATCGCCGCTGGCTTCGTCGCGCCCTGTGATCCTTTGGACGGATACCCGAACCGCGAACACTACCGTGGGCGAAAGTCGGTTCTCCCATTTCCCAAGGACCGCCCACACCTCAACCCTTGGTTGGCGGGGGCGGCGGACGTGATGGGTTGGACTACATTCAAAGCCAAGGAGCAAAGCGAATGATAGACCCAATGCCGCGTCAAGATGAGAGATTACCACCTACACCGCGCGAGGCCGAGTTGATCACCGAGATCGAGCGGCTGCGGGCTGCGCTGGAAGAAATCGCGTTCATGGGCTTTGATATGCCCGCAACGTTAGAAATGACCGACGATGCATGGCGACGACGCAGGACCGCGCTTATGCAGCACTGCGCCAAACAAGCGCTAGCACCAAAGGAGCCGAAAGCATGACGGGGCCAAAGATGTCGGAACACGTCGCGTCTCTTGCGCGCAGAGCGCAGGCTATCGAGGACCACGCGTTGAAGTCCATGGCGCTGCAAATCATCGCTGACATGGATTTTACGCTCGGTGAGGGCTGGAAAGACGAGTTCCCCACTTTGGATAGTCGCGTCACCCAACGCGAACGGCACTCTTTTAGCAGCGCCACCGCTTGGGTTGAGGCGCTTCTTGGGGCTTTCGGCTTCGGCATACCTGCGCAAAACATCGCCAAGGGTGCCGGGACCAAACTTGCCCTCGCCCTCAAGGATCAGGTTCTCTTGTCGCGCCGCCCAATCCTGAGCCTCTCGCTTTGTGGGGAATGTCCTGGACGTGCGGACGCCGCGCTTGGCGATTTGCGCCCGGATGACGTTGTGGGGGCTGTTGCGCGGCTCCACACGTCCAAGACGGGCAAGCGGCGCGATGTGCCCCTGTCCAGCGCTGCACGCGCCCTGTGGGCGGAACTACCGGACGGGTGGTTTAACCTGGCCCCGGCGCAGATCGACGCTAATTTTCGCAAGGTTCGCGCTGCTGCGAAGATCGAGGGGCTAACCTACCACGATTCCCGGCATAGAGCCCTAACCGATTTGGCGAAACTGGTGCACGTTCTTGATTTGGCGCGGATCGCAGGACATGACAACGTGAGCCAGCTTCTTACCTATTACAACGAAAGCGCGGCGGATATCGCTACGCGCCTCGGATGATTTCAGACCGCCGGAACATAAGGTTCTTGCCGCCTGGTCGATGTGCGGGAAGGTGCCCGTCCTTGACCCTCTTGCGGACGGTTTCGACGCTGCATTTCAGCACGTCAGCCGCCTGTTTCGTTGTCAGCCATTCGTCGGCGCTGTCCATTCGGGCTTCTATGCGCGACAGGGCTTCCCGCATTTCTGCGATTTGCGTTTCCAGTTGCGCAGGCAGGCCGATTTCAATCTTGGTCATTTCGGGTCTCCCTTGCTCAAGCCGGGGCAGTTGGGATGCACGGCCCCATCGGGGCACCCGCAGACCGGATAGTCGGGGCAATGAAACGTCGGCTTGCCCTCGCTCAGGATTGCCTCAAGCGTGCGGCACTGAAATGCAGCGCGGGCACGGGCAAGGTCTGTAAGTAGGTCGGTCATTCGGTGGCCTCCACGGCGTTTTGGATCATTCCCCAGGCAAGCGAATAAGCCCTGCCTGCCATCGGTTAATCAATGTTTCGATCATGGCGCGGAGAAGTTCCCCGTCGCCCGCGCCGTGCTTCTCTTGGAAGTCATGGCAAGCTGCACACATGTTTGCGCCGATTAATTCGGGCGGCTTTTGCCCCATGCCCGCCACGCCAAAGCGGCGGTAATGCGCAAAGATAACGGTCTCCGCGTCATGAAGGCACACACCAGGCTCACGCAAAGTGCATTCCTGCTTGGCGGCGCTATCCCTAAGCACCTTGTTGGGCTTGAGGGGCTTTCCCTTGGGTCGCACGGGTTGGCCTGTCAGGTTCATGCGCGCCCCCTCTCCGGCTCTGACCAAGCAACGCCGTGGCGGTCCCCGTATTCCTGAATGACGGTGATCAAGTCAGCCATCTGGGCCACTGTCAGGCGAGACGTGCGAAAGCCAATGGGGAACGGCCCCGATCCATCCAGCCCCTCGGCAAAAGCGCACTGGTGCCCAAGGGAGTGCATAAACGCCGCCTTCCATGCGTCTGTGGTCCACTGACGGCCTTCCGGCTTGGCGCGCGACACGTCCGACAACATTGCCCACATGCGCGCATTCTGATCCGCATTCCGGGTAGCCTCGCGAATGTTGACCACGGCGTTATCCGGTGCCTTCTTGATCCACTCTATGGCCAAGAGACGCTGTGAGCCGCCGCGCAGGATGCAGGTTTGTCCCGCCATCAATAAGCCGCCTTTTCTGTCCACACCCGCAAGCCATCGGCGTGCATATCAAGGCTGTGGTTCTTGCGCGCCCATTCTTCAATAAATGCGGTCATTGCATCGCGGTCATTGGCTGCGATCCAGTGCAACAGCTTTCGGTGGTCTTCAATAGCGTAGAGCGTCTTTGTCTTGAGGCCCTTAACGGTATCTTTGGACGCTGCAACGGCTTTGGCTTGCGCCTCCTTCGCGGCCTCCATGGCGGCTTGCGCCGCGCGCTGTTCTTCGATGTTGGCGGCATTGGCTTCACGGGCTGCGCGTTCTGCGGCCTCCTGGGCTTTGCGTGCCTCGGCGCGGGCGGCCGCCTCGGCGCGCTCTTTCTTGGCTGCAAGTTCGCGCTTGAACCCATCGACTAGAGCAACAAGGCCATTTTCAATGGTCTGCGTGTCTTCAATCGTGGGCTTCCAGCGGTCGCGTTCGCGGTTGGTGGCGTCCAGCAGAGGAGCAACGGCGTCCTTCTGCGCTGCGACGAGATCAAGGCGACACTTGCGCATGTCTTTGCGCAAAGCGTCCACGGCGTTCATCTGGTCTTCGGTCGTGACCGCTTGCCCATCAAGCCAGTTTTCGGCCTCAAGGCGGGCATCCTCGTATTGGGCGGGGATGGTTTCAAGCAGGTCGGGCGGGTTGTTGTGGCCCACTGGTGAAAGGTTGTTCATTGCGCGGCTCCTTCGTATGGGATTTGGTCTCCGCCAAGATCGGCGTTGGCCAGTTCGGCCTTGCGGGCAGCGCCAGCAGCAGCAACTTCTTTGCTCTTCCGAGCGCTATCGGGGAGGCTTTTGAAGCGGGTGTTGAGATCATCCAGACTTTCCGCTTCCTTGAGGCGGTCAACGGCAAAGGTGAAGTCTTCCTCGTAAGCCTTCTTTGCACCGTCAGGATCAGCGGACCCATCATCCAGCGCTACAAGCCCGGCCAAGGCATACTTGCGGGCGTAGCTAGAAGCGGCTCCGGTGATCTGCGACGGGTCCATGCCTTTCTTGCTAAGAGGATGCATCGCGTGGCCTTGGGCCTCGTGCTTCGTGCCATCGGCAAAGGTCACAATGGCGGTTGCAGTCACGAAAATCTGGCCCGCGAGTTCCTGCATCGTGTCGGTCACGACGATGTGCGCACCGTCAGGCAGGGCGGTTTTGATCGCGGCAAGGATGCCCTCTGCGGTGCGGTAGTTGTACCCGCCAAAATCGTTGCGCTTGTCCTTGCCAACGTGGACACGGGTTTGCAGGTCATGCAGGCTCATTGGTGGTACTCCCAAACGGTCTTGGCGTGTTCATAGTCAGCGCGGGCACGGCTAAACCGAAGGCGCGCGGCGGTGCGTGCAAGGTCACAAACGTGCGCGGCCCCAAAGGCGTCGTGCGCAACGTCGCCCATTTCATTCATGGCAACCTCCATCCTGATGCGGGCAACGGCGGGTTGGCCGATGTTGAATTGATCTTCCAACGTGGGAATAACGGCGTGTTTCACTTAGCGGCCTCCAATTTCTCCAGCATCGCGCACAGAAGCGCGTCACAGTAATGCATTGCGTGTTTAGTTGGGGTGCGAGGATCTGCCATAAGGCTTGCATAGTGGGCGGCACCGACAGGGCGGGTCATTGCAGCCACCCCGCCGCGTCACGCATGGCGGAAAGAAGGACCTCAAGTTCAACAAAGCCCCAGATCGCGAGTGCAACGGCAATCCACGCCCAATAGTCGCGCTTGAACTCGCGCCATCCTTCACGGGAAATCATGTTGCGGCCTCATTGGGGACTGCAACATATCCCCAATCGTCCTCCCGATCGGCAGGCATGCGGGCTTTTTCAACTACCGCATATTCAATGCGCCGATGCCGCACCATGTTACCACAACACGTTGTGGCCGTTGTGGCCGCCCCTCCATAGGCCAAAACGTTGACCTCAGCATGATGGTGCGCCAACTTCAACGCTTTACCGCAGTGGGGGCACTCTTCAATCATAGGAAATCTCCTTCTGCAAAGGTCACGGAATAGGTTCCGATCACGTTCTCCGCGAAGGCGTCGGCTGCATCGCTCATGGCCTCCTCGGTTTCATAACCGTTGCTGACGTAGGGCGTGCCGCCCCCGCCGTTGAACATGATGAACCAGCGCGTGATTTTGGCGGTGTCAGACGGGGCGGGAATAGCGGGCACGACACGCAACATCACAGCACCTCCAACATTGCGCGTTCGTCGGCTTCATGCTGGTCCAGCGAGTACCCGTATTCGTCAGCTTCGCGCATGTAGTCCTGCGCTGCTTGGCTGGCGCGCACTGCGTCTTGCAGCATGTCGTGCAGGAAGTCAGAGAAGCTGTCGCCAAACTGGTTGGGGTAGATTTCCCCGTCTTGGATTTCAGCACCCCAGCCGAGAAGCTGGCGACAGATTTCCTCCATCACCGCGTCGTCGCTGCCGATCCCGGTGGCATCGTCAACGTGGGCGGCAAGTTCCAAAACGTCCTTCGCCAGTTGCTTTGCGTCGATGCACTGCAACACGCGGTCAATGCCGCTGTCGGTCTCGATGGTGGCGGTGTAGGTTTTGATGGGGGCGGTCATGGCGTGTTCTCCTATCTGTTGAGGAGACTATGGCAGGGACAAACGTCCCCGTCAACACAAAGATAGGACTATTGTCCCCTCAATAGCGGAATCACTGTAGGGAAAGATTGCGCGCCGATCCTCTCCGGTATGTAGGGACAGCTATATGTAGGTGAAATCATTCGCATCCAGCCACAGTATAGTGGCTTGATCTGACCGCAGTGTTCGCGGATTGTTCTTATTTAGAGAGGATTAATGGCTTGGAAAAAGAACTAGTCGAAGTTGAGGAAAGGCTAAGGCAAATCGTTAACTTGCCTTTTGGTCCCCAGAGGCAAAGCCTCGTGCAGCAGCTAACAAAAGCGCCCGCTCTCCGTCACTTAGTCGGCTGTATAGATCAACAATCTCATTCCGATGGGCCTGCGTATCATCCCCGATGAACTCATCCAGGCTCATCCCAAAATGGTTGGCTATCAGAACGGCGTCGTCAACGTTGGTAGATCCCGTGTCGCGTTGCTTCAGCTTCTTTAGCTGCTCATAGGAAACACCCGTTTCTTTAGCAACGTGAGATAAGCTTTCACCCGTTGCATCCAAGGCGGACAATAACGCTGTTCTGAACTTCTGGCGCATGTCGAAATTGTACGGCACGCGACGCAATGCCGTAAGGCGACGATTGTCCCTTGCTATGTCGGGACGATTGTCCCTATATTGCGCCATGACATCCGAACAACTCATATCAGACATCCGCAACTTCGCAGTTTTGCAAGGAATTGCCCCTGCGACGGTCACGAGTCGGGCGGTCGGGAATAGCCGATTGTTCAGTAGGCTTGAGGCTGGCGGCAGTTGCACACTGGCAATCGCGCATAAGGTGCGGTGCTATATCGATCAACATTCGTCTCCGTCTGCTTTGCCCGACGGAATTGCCTCGTCTGAAAACGTGGACACGGCAAAACCAGCTTTCAAGGGGAAATCGCAAAAGACCGTACCCCACGACCGGGGCGCAGCATGACTTGTGCCCCTTCCCAGATCTGCGAAGGCGTGCCTCTCCACGCCCGCCGCAGCGCGCGGCCCGCCCCCTCCCAGAACGTGGGCCGCGCAACTTACACGAGTGCCCCTCTCGCTTGGAGGCGAGTGTTACCGTCTCTCGCTTGCAGGCGAGTGTTACCGCCTCATAATTGTGCTGCGGGAGGCGGGGGCACTTCGTCCGCAGCACACACTTATTCCCATGCGGAGTGCGCCCGCGACCGCGCACAGTCCTACCTCCTTGGCAAGGGCGGCACTGTCATGGATGCCGCCCCAACTCACCCGCTGGCGTCTAACGGCGTCGGCGGGGCTTTTCCGGGGGTGTCGGAATGACTGACCAAGAAAAAGTCATCACCTACCTGCGTTCCATAGCCCGCGACCAAAGCCTCGCCCGTGCGCAGAAGACGGCACGTTGTGCGCTGCGCATTCTTGGCGTGGATCTGAGCAAGGAGAGTGGCCAATGACCCCCAACGAAACACTGCGCGTATGCATTGAAGACGCCGCCGCCGCCCGAGAGGTAGAGCGCGCGCAACGCAGCATGGACACTCGGCGCATCGCCCGCGCCATAGAGCGCCGGAAAGCCACCACACACGCCCTCATTGCCTTGCAGCTACGTCAGGGCCGGAAGGAACGCGAGAACGCCAGGGCAATGGGGTGGGCGGCGGAGTGAGTGTCTACGTTCGTGAAATCACGCTTCCATGGCCAAGCACTGACCTAACCCCTCACGCCAAGGGGGGCTGGAAGAAGAAGGCCCGCGCAACCAAAGATGCCCGCAATATGGCGTGGTCCGTGGCGATGGAAAAGCCGCGCGTTGAGTGCATTCCTGACGCCGTGATTTTCGTTGAGTATTGGCCCAAGGCCCGCCGTGGCGACGTGCATAACATGCATGGCCGCATGAAGGCCTACATCGATGGAATCGCCGACGCTATGGGGTGCGACGACAAGGCCTTCCAGGTTGATTTTCCGACTGTCTGGGCAGGAACATCACCGCAGGGAAAGGTTGTGTTTCGCGTGGTTCGCCCGGTTGGGAAGGATGCCGCATGAGAGCGCAAAACCCCTTGGAAATCAACGCGCAATGCGGTAGAAATGATCAGGCCGAGAAGCTGTTGACGCAGCGACCCGGCCCTAACCAGAGCGACCCTGTCGAAGGAGGATCGAGCAATGGCTGATTTCAGTCAATATGGCGAGTCTACGCCTGTTATCAAGACCAATCAAGAACAACCCGATACATGGCAGCCTATTGGCGCGCTTGTCGCGGCTGATGTGGAGCGCATCCGCGCCGCTATGGGTGAGCGCAAATGAACGCCCACGCCCCCATTTTCAACCCAGAGGCAGAGCAGGCCATTCTGGGGGCTTTCTTGTACTCTACCGCCAACCTTGACCGGGTGGCGCACCTCATTCGCAAGGAACACTTTGCGGACCCGGTGCATGGCGAGATTTTCCGCGTGATCGAGTCGCGCTATCGCAACGGCCATGTGTCTGACGCGGTGGCGGTTGCCGTTCACATGCAGGACCACGAGGGGCTGAAACAGCTTGGCGGTAAGGAATACATCGTCAAGCTGAACCTTGCGGCCCCCCCTTCCACGCTGGTGGAGGGGTACGTTGACCTTCTACGCGAATTGAAGGCCAAGCGCGACATTTCCGAGGCTATCGCAGAGGCGCAAGCAGGCCTGACGGACAGTGACGTGCCAGCGCAAGAGGTGGCAGGACGCCTAGAGGCCGCGCTGATGGGCCGTGAGGAGGGCAACAAGCCGCCGCTGGTGTCTATGCGGTCCGCAGCCCTTAACGCGGCGCAGGAAGCCGCCGATGCGCGAGACCGTGACGGCTACGCGGGTGCCTCTACAGGCATTGGCGGTCTGGATGCGATGATGGGCGGACTATTCCCCGGCGATCTGGTGATTATTGGCGGGCGTCCAAGCATGGGCAAAACCGCCGTTGCCTTGTCAATCGCATTGGGGCAGGCGCGGGCTGGTGGCGGTGTCGCTATCGCCTCTCTGGAAATGACCGCAAGCAGCTTGGCCACGCGGGCGGCGTCTGAGGCGTCAGCACAATCCGGGCATGGCGTTGCCTATTCGGATATCCGCAAGGGTGTCGCAACCGTGGCGCAGGTGGACACGTTTATCAATTCCGCGCAACAGGTGGCAGAACTTCCAATGATGATTATTCCGCCTTACGTGCGTGACATCGGGGCGCTCTATTCAGCAGCCAAGCGGGCCAAGTCGATGTTCGACGGTCGCGGGATCGGGCTAAAGGCGTTGGTCGTCGATTACCTGCAACTTATCCGTTCCTCCAAGCAAAGCCGCATTGATCAAATCAGCGAAATCAGCATGGCCCTAAAGGGGCTGGCGATGCAGTTGGAAGTTCCTGTTATTGCCCTTTCTCAGCTTTCCCGTGCCGTTGAGAGCCGTGAAGACAAGCGCCCGGTTATGTCGGACCTGCGCGAGAGTGGCCAGATTGAGCAAGACGCCGATGCGATACTGTTTTGTTACCGGGATGAATACTACGCGATCCGCGAGGAACCGAAGCTAGGCGACCGCGACGAGAAGCACGAGGAATGGGTGCGGCGCATGGACGCTTGCCGCAACCGCCTGGAAATTATCGTGGCCAAGCAGCGCATGGGCGAAGTTGGCACGGTCAACGTGGGCTTCAACCCGGCGTTCAACCTCGTTTGGGACGCGGAGGCGCGCAGATGAGCAATGTGATTACTGGCCAAGTGCGCCGCCGCAAGGTGGGGTCTCCAACACGCAAGGCCGTTTTGATGTTCATGGCAGATTGTGCCAGCGACGATGGAAGCGGCATCTGGACGAGCAAGTCAAACATGGCTGCCGACTTGGAAATGGGTCGCCGGACTGTTCAAAACTCCATCGATGATTTGGCCGCTGATGGGCTGATTTCGGTCGCTGGCCACAGGAAGTGCAAGAACGGTTTCACGGTCGAATATCGCATCAATCTGGACGCGGTTTTGATGCTGGAAAAGACCCGTTCAAGCGGCGTGACCCGTGCGGGAGATGCACATGTGGAACCCGTGCAGGAGGTGCACACGTGCAGCACCGACACGGCAAGACGTGCAGGACGTGCACCCCAAGACGTGCAGGACGTGCACATAAACCATCCTAGAACCATCCATGAACCATCCAATGCGCGCGATGTGCTTCTAAGCATTCTTCGTGCCGATACCGTGGATGCCTTCCTTGAACTGCGAAAGGCGAAGCGTTCGCCCATGACAGTGAAGGCGGCGGAACTGATCGCGAAGAAGCTGGCAGGCCATACCGCGCCGGACGCCGTTGTTGAGCGGTCAATCGAAAGCGGATGGACGGGCGTGTTCCCAGACAAGGTGCAGGGCGCAAAGCCCTCAGTGCAAATCCCCAAGGGCCAGACTGGCCTAGACCTACCATTCGAAATTGTGAGGTAGCCGATATGACCACCCCACGCACTCACACACAGGGAGAGACCCAATGACCGAGACACAGACAAGCTACGCCGTCACCGCTGGCGAGTTGCGCCAATTCATTGAACCTGTCCCCGTTTCTCAACTTTTTCTTCTGTTAAGATATTCACCTGAAACGGGCGAATTCTCGTGGCGAACGCGATCTGTAAGTTCCTTCTCGCCAACGGGCAGGGGAGGTCAGGCGGGAACCGCTGCAAGATGGAACGGTAAATACGCGGGTAAGCCTGCCTTTTCTGCTGACGTGCAGGGCTATCGCCATGGCCGGGTAAATGGGGTCTTGGTCCGTGCTCATAGAGTGGCTTGGGCTATGCACTATGGAGAGTGGCCCAATGGTCAAGTTGATCACATAAACGGTGACCGTTCAGACAACCGGATAGCGAACTTGAGGGTTGTCGACGCGCATGGCAACGCGCGCAACGCAAAGCTGCGCTCGGACAACTCCACGGGAGTCTCTGGCGTCTATAAAAATGCCCACGGCTCTTGGGTCGCACAGATTGGGTCCGGCCCTAACCGGAAATACTTGGGGTCGTTCGGGTCCATCCGCCAGGCATCTATAGCACGAAAGACGGCCCTCTCCACTGCGGAATATCACCAGAACCACGGAAGGGTCTCTTAACATGGCCGGGTCAGTTAATCGCGTAATCATCATTGGCAACCTGGGGCGCGACCCGGAAGTGCGCAATTTCCCTAACGGTGGCAAGGTCTGCAACCTACGGATCGCCACATCCGAGACGTGGAAGGACAAGGCCACTGGCGAACGCAAAGAGCGCACAGAATGGCACAGCGTTTCAATTTTCTCGGAGCCGCTTGTGCGTGTGGCCGAGCAATATCTGCGCAAAGGCTCCAAGGTCTATATCGAGGGCCAGCTTGAAACGCGGAAGTGGCAGGACCAAAGCGGCCAAGACAAGTACAGCACCGAGATTGCCTTGCGTCCATATCGCAGCGAGTTGACCATGCTGGACGGCAAGCAGGACGGCGGCGGCCAGGACCGCACGGGCGGCGGCTATGACAACGGCGGGCAGGGCGCAGGGGGCGGCGGCTTTGGCAACGACATGGACTCTGAAATTCCGTTCGCCCCGGAGGTGCGCATCTGATGGGGCGCTATATATTTCAGGTTTCCGTCCCGTTTGTTCTTGGCCTTGGTACATATGACCAGATTGTCCGAGCGGGCGATTATTTCGGGGCCGCATCGTTTGTCGGATGCGCCGCTTTTTTCGCTTGGGCCTGCTGGAAAGATGATCAACAGGAGAACCCACATGACTGACACAAGCACACCCCCGGAGCGGATCTGGGTCGACGCATGGCGCGGCGACTGGTCGCCTGTGTCCGGCGGCACCAAAGATACCGCCTACGTCCGCGAAGACCTCACAGGCTGGCGGGATATCGAGAGCGCGCCGAAGGATGGTTCCGAGGTGCTTTGCTTCGTGGGGCCGGGATATGTCGGCGGTGTCATTATGCTGCGTTGGGAAATGCACGATGGCCATTGGGCGTGGAACGATTGGGATTATGACACATGGGAGCCCACCCACTGGATGCCCCTGCCCACACCCCCGGAGGCAAAGCCATGACTTACCAGCACCCCCACGACACCGACGACGCTGGGAAAACCATTGCGGACCTGTGCGCCCCGATATCGGCCAGGCAAATGCCTCACAGCGCATTGCGCACCCGAAACGGCGACGACAGCCAAGAGGTTGCCATAAGGGCGCAGCGCAACGTGCGACCGCAAGGCGTGGCCAAAGGCGGCGGCTGGCGCAACATCAAGATCAGGAAGGACTGACATGGGAATTCATCCGAGCTTGTGTGGGTCGGCTGGCGCAATGTGGCAGCAAAAACAGGATTTGGAAGCGCGTCAGATGCAAATGCGTTTTGCCCAGTATCAGGGCGGTATAAACAACACCGCAGCCTTTTTGGGGAATTCGCTATTGGCAAGCAGTCAGCATTGTTACAGGCCGCCAAACCCGCACCGCGAAAGGGTGAAGGTGGCGCAATGCCAAGGTTGTGGAGCGTGGGGCGATACAAGCTGCCGCTACTGCGGCAATCCAATCAAGAGGGCAGGATAATGCTGGAAAAATTCTACAGGTGGAAAAAGTTTGACAGCGGGAGGCACACTGGAGGCGTGTCCCCGGTAAGGTTTCGGATCAGGCCAGATCAAGGAGGCTGGCTGGTGTCGGTTGGCCGAAGTTCCGCGCCAGTGGCTTGGGGGCCACCCGCCACAATCTCGAAAGGCAAAGAGATATTCCGACACCTTGAGGACGAATACTGGAGACGCGCTAAGGCGAAGCGCCCCAAGGCGAGGGTTAAGTAATGTCTAGAAAAGGGGCAAGCTGACATGACGACTTATCTACTCTATGCCAAGGCGGGCAAGGAAATGCAGGTCGCGGACGACTTGCGGCTTCTTGGCATCGACACATGGTGCGGACGTGTCATTCATTGGGAGCGCCGTGGCAAAAAGCGCCAAGCGGAGCCGCGCGAAGAGCCCATGCTGCCCAACTACATCTTTGCGGAAATGGCCCCCTATGACTACCACCGCGCAATGGGGGTCAAGCACCTCCACCCAACAGCAACAGTTATTGGGCACAAGGAATCACTGATCGTGCGAAAGTTCCAGAACGATGTGGACGCCGCCTATCAAGAGCAGGCCGCAATCCGCGCCAAGGCCGACACCCCACTGCCTGAGTATGACCCACAAGCGCCGTTGCGGATTATTTCGGGGCCATTCGCTGACAAGCTGGTGAAATTCCGCAGGCTTGTTGACGCGCATGATCCACTTGCCGTGCGCATTGAAGCAGATGGGCCAATGGGCGTGATGAAGCTAGACCCGCTGGACGTGAGGGCGGCTGAATGAGGTGGCTTGCCAATACCTGAAAACCACGCTATCTTGCGAACGCAAGCCCCATATAGGGGAATTGGCGGCACTGGGCACAATCAGGCCCACGTCCTGGCATCATGGCCGGAAGTCGCGGCGGGCCTCGGTGGAATAGTCCGGGGCCAAAGTGCTACGCTATAGCCGCTTTGATGTGGTGTTCTGGTGCCCGTCTTGTGGCGGGATCGTAAGGGTCGCACGAATACGGCAAAAGTATCCCGGTCATCGGGCTTTAAGACCCTGGCCACAGGGCCACGCAGGTTAAACGCCGCGTGAAGGCTACTCACCACATACACACAGACAGCAGGAGCCATTATCATGGCAACAGTCTATATCCGCTTTGGTGGAGCAATGGGGGGCGGCGCGCCTGTCTTGGCCACGATCCCGAACGCCACAGCAACGGTCACGAGTTCCGGCACAAGCCAGGTCGCGCCCATCGTTGCCACGAGCGGCGATTATCTTCGGGTGTCTGCGACGGGCGGCGTTGTTAGGCTTGCCGTTGGGGGAAGCCCGGTTGCCGAGAATGACGCAGGCGATTGGGTCTTGGACGGTCAGACTGTTGACCTTGGTCCGTTGTCCCAAGGCGACCGCATCGCCGTTATCGACGCAAGCTAATCTACACCACCAGCAGAGGCGACCCAAGGTTGCCCGGAAGGTTTCACAATGGCAGGCGGATTGACCGAAAAGCAGCGCGCGTTCGCTGTTGCCTATGTTCAGACCGGAAACGCCGCCGAGGCATACCGCACCGCCTATGATGTGGCCGAAAACGCCCGCGATTCATGGCTCTATGTCGAGGCCCACCAGCTTCTGGACCACCCTAAGGTGCGCCCATATATCGATTTGCTTCAACAAGAGGCCAAGGAGCGCAACCAATTCACGGTAATGCAAGCAGCCGCCGAGTTGGAAGAAGCCCGCGCCATGGCCATGATGGAAAAGCAGGCAAGCGCTGCAATCTCAGCAGTGGCGGCCAAGATTAAACTGTTTGGTGTCGATAAGCCGACCAGGTTCGAACACACGGGCAAGGACGGCGCACCAATCAAGACCGAAGAAACCGGGCAAGCCGCAACAAAGCTGGCCGCATATATTCAGACCATTGCAGAGCGTAGCAGAGAAACTGGCGCGCCTGAGTGACGCCGAAAGGGCAGAGGCCCTAGGCGCACTTACAGACGCAGAGGCCGACGCTATCCTATACGATTGGCGCGGCTTCCTTGCACGTCCTGACCAAATGGCCCCGGAAGGCGATTGGGACATATGGCTTGCGCTGGCTGGTCGCGGTTGGGGAAAGACAGAAGCGGGCGCGCAATGGGTCCGTGAGTTGGTCGAGACAAACCAAGCGGGCAAGATCGCGCTGGTCGCAGAGACCGCAGCAGACGCCCGCGACGTTGTTGTCAGCCGCATTCTAAGCATATTTCCACCAGACAAGCGGCCCGTTTATGTAAAGTCAAACCGTCTGATAGAGTTCCAGAACGGGGCGAAGGCGTGGACGTACAACGCGACTGAGCCAGACCAGCTTCGCGGCCCAGAGCATGACGCGGCTTGGTCTGACGAAATCGCAAAATGGAAGTACGCCCGCGAGACCTGGGACATGCTGCAATTTGGTTTGCGCCTTGGGGATCATCCTCGCCAGTGTGTGACAACAACGCCCCGGCCAATTGAGTTGGTCAAGGCAATGGTTGCGGGACAAGAGGGCAAGGTTATCGTGACCAGGGGTCGCACGATGGACAACAGGTCCAATCTGGCGGCGCGCTTTTTGGATCGCATTCAAAAGAGATACGCTGGAACGCGCCTAGGCAGGCAGGAACTTGAGGCCGAACTATTGGGCGATCTGCCCGGTGCGCTTTGGCGTCAGTCAACTATCGATACGTATCGGGAAGCGCGCTGGCCAGAAATGGACAAGGTGGTTGTTGCGGTTGATCCGGCGGTGACAAACACGGAAGACAGTGACGAGCACGGCATTATCGTGGCGGGTGCGCAGGGCGAGAGCGGCTACGTTGTCGAAGACGCCAGCATATCGGGCAGCCCTACGGAATGGGCAGAGGCCGCAATCATGCGGGCGAACAAGTACGCCGCAAAAGGCATCGTGGTAGAGATCAATCAAGGTGGAGACATGGTTGCCCATGTGATCCGCACGTTGGCTCCAAATATGAACGTTATCGAGGTCCGCGCCACCAAGGGTAAGCACGTTCGGGCAGAGCCAGTTGCCGCGCTATACGAGCAGGGCCGCATCAGACACATTGGGCAATTCCCTGAGTTGGAGGCCCAAATGACGCAAATGACAAATGAGGGCTATCAGGGCGAGGGTTCGCCGGATCGCTTGGATGCGCTGGTTTGGGCTTTCACAGAACTGTTTCCTGACATGGTGCGTCCTGTTGCGGATGCGTCAAAGTATTTTCCGAACGCAGCTTCGGGTGGATGGATGGGCCGATGAAGAACGAAGACATCCTTGACGCGGCCCGTGATCGCTTGGCGGAAGCCATTGACGCTGACATGGAAAACCGCCTTGAAGCGCTTGACGACATGGAACACCTCGCAGGTGAGCAATGGCCCGAAGAGGTTATTGCGGAGCGGGAGGCAGACCATCGCCCCATTATCACCATCAACCGTCTGCCACAGTTTGTTCGGCAGGTCACAGGTGACATTCGGAAGCTGAACCCCGCAATAAAGGTCACGCCGTCAGATAGCGAAGCCAGCGAAGAGGTTGCGGAAATCATCGAGGGCCTGACGCGTCAGATCGAATATTCCTCTGATGCATCTTCGGTCTACGAGAGCGCAGCGGAACAGGCCGCGCAGTGTGGCATGGGGGCGTTTCGCATTCGCAACGACTACGCGGACGAAGACAGCTTCGAGCAAGAGTGCCGTATTGAGCGAATCCACAACCCGTTTTCGGTTTACTGGGATTGCGCCGCCAGGATGCCAACGCGAGAAGACGCAAAGTATTGCCTGATCACTGAACAAATCGAGGCGAAGGCATTCAAGGAATTGTACCCCGACGCCAGCGCCGTTTCGGTTGACCACGATCAGCAGACCGACGCTTTGTTGCATTGGTACAAGGGTGGCGACGTGATTGTCGCAGAGTATTTCTGGGTTGAGCGCAGAAAGGTCAAGATTGCGCGGGGTTTTGACGGCGTTGTCGTTGAAGACCCGGAGGATGAAAGCCTATTCGAGACCGTTCGGGAGACCGAGCGCGTAGAAGTCATGTGGGCCAAGATCACGGGAACCGACATTCTGGAAGGCCCGCAGCGGGTTCCGGGCAAACATATTCCGGTCGTCGCGGTCATGGGCGAGGAACTGTATTCGGGTGATCGGATCGTGCGCACGGGCGTTATTCGCCACGCGAAAGACCCGCAGCGCCTGTACAACTACTGGACGACAGCCCACACCGAGCAGGTCGCTTTGCAGCCCAAAGCGCCATACATGGTCACGACAAGTGAAATCGCTGGACTGGAAGACATCTGGAGAACGGCAAACGATAAGAACCTGCCGTTCCTTCCGTACAACCCTGATCCAAAAGCCCCTGGGCGTCCGCAGCGAATGCCGCCGCCACAGCCGTCAAGCGGCATGATGCAAGAGGCCATGAAGGCCGCAGACGACATGAAGGCCACGACGGGCATTTATGATGCAGGCCTAGGCGCGGCGTCGAATGAAAAGTCTGGTGTCGCGATCCGGCAAAGGCAGATGGAAGCGGACGTTTCCACATCGATCTACACTGACAACCTCGCCAAAAGCATTGCCCACTGCGGGCGTATTCTTCTTAGCATGATGCCAGAGGTCTATGACACCAACCGCCTGATTCAGGTCATGACCCAAGAGGGCAAGCCGCAGATGGTCGAAGTCAACGGCATGGCAATGGATGAAAACTTTGGTCCACTGCCATTTAACCCGCTGACCAAGGGCAAATACTCGGTCCGCGTGAGTGTCGGCCCCAACTATTCCACGCGTCGCCAAGAGACAGCGGAAAGCATGATGCAGTTTGTGCAGGCTTTCCCGGCGGCGGCGGCTCTTGCGGGTGATCTGATCGCAAAAGCGATGGATTGGCCGGATGCTGACAAGCTGGCAGATAGGTTGGCGAAGGCCCTTCCGCCTGGGATGCGAGATCCAGAGGACATGCCCCCCGAGGAAATGCAACAGATGCAGCAAATGCAGCAGCAGCAGGTGCAGCAGCAGCAGATGCAAGAGCAGATTGGCCAGCAATCGGCGATGCTTGATCTGCAAGAGAAGCAGGCAGGCGTTACAGAAGCCCAAGCCGATGCCGAAAAGGCGCGGTTTGAGGCCATAGAGCAACAGCTACAGGTTGCGGCCCAAACGGGCCAGCTAGACGCCCTGATCCAACAGGCCGTCTCCCAAGCGCTTATGGGCGCATTTCAACAGGGCATTCGCCCAAACTGAGGTAATCGAGAATGACAGACGAGCAAAACCCTGCCCTTGAGGCGGGTGATGAAGTCGTGGACGCGGTAGAAGTTGAAGAAGCCGCAGAGGTTGCAGAAGAAGATGTTGAGGCGGAAAGCCCCGACACTGAAACCGAAGAGCAACCTTCGGAGGCTGACGAAAAGGTCAGCAAGTCCAAAGAACGCCGGGAGCGCCGCAAGCGTGAACTTGATGGCATGCGAGAGCAAGTCAAAGCCGCCGAGCAGTCGGCGCGCGAAGCTGCGGAAAAGCTGGAACATCAAAAAAAGGTATTGGCGGAGTTGCCGCTACCGAAGCCCGAAGATTACGGCAAGGATTACGAGCGGTATCAAGCGGCCTTGAGCGCGTATCAAACGTTGAACGTGATCGATGGCCGGGAGGTTCAGCGCCTTCAATCCGATGCCGAACGTGCCAAGCAAGCCGCCGCCGAGGCCGCAAGGCTTCAACAGGCGGAGACTGCAAAAAGCTGGCAGGATCACATGGCCGATGGCCGCGAGAAATATGCTGATTTCATGGAGGTTGTTGTTGAAAACGCAAACCTGCCTATCAGCGCAGAAGTTGCCGAGATGGTCGCGACAAGCGACATCGGCGCAGACGTTGCCTATTTTCTTGGCAAAAACCCCGACAAGGCCCGCGAACTTTCGTCCCTGGGAGCGCTAGAGCGCGCCCGAGCGTTTGGCCGCATCGAGGCCGTGGTGTCCGCACCAAAACCCAAAACCGTAACCTCAGCCCCCAAGCCGATCCGGCCCGTCAATGGCAGCGCAACGCCCGCCAAAGACGTAGAGCGCATGTCGCCAAGCGAATATCGCGAATGGCGCGCTAACGGGGGCACCTTTTAGGAGCCTAACCAATGGCTAACACCTTCCTCACACCTTCTGTGTTCGCACAGGAGGGCCTGATGCAACTCGAGAACGAGCTTGTTTTGGGCAACAAGGTCCACACGGACCACTCGAAAGAATTCGCCATGAAGGGCGATACGATCAACATCCGCCGGCCCACCCAATACCAAGGTCAGATGGATAACCTTGACGTGACTTCCTACTCGGAAGACATCACCCAGGGCAAAACCACCATCGTGATGGACAAGACCATGACCATCAAGATGGACGTGGGCGCAATCGACGGCACCTTGTCGTTCGACCGCGTGCAGGAGGATATCATCCGCCCTGCGGTCATCAAGATGCGCGACGAAATCGAGGTCAACTTGGCATCGCTCTATACGAACCTGTATCACTTCACAGGGACGGCGGGCACGGTTCCATCAACCTTCAAGTCGTTGGCCCAAGGCGGCGCGATCATGACCGATGGCGCGGTCCCGCAATCGGATCGGTTTGCCGTTCATGGCACCGACGCGACCGTGGAACTGGCGGACGGCCTTAAGGGTGTGTTTGTCCAAGACAAGGCGAAGACGGCCTTCGAGCAGGCGGAAATCGGGCGCTACGGCGGCTTCATGAACTATGAGAGCGTTCACGCGCCAACGCACGTTGTTGGTGTCGCCACCGGAACGCCTCTGGTCAATGGCGCAAGCCAGAACGTGACCTATGCGGCCTCCAAAGACACGTGGTCGCAAACGTTGAACACCAACGGCTGGACAAACAGCACCACGGGCATTCTCAAGGCTGGTGATGTGTTCACGATTGCCGGGGTGAATGCGGTGAACCCGATCAGCAAGGCGGACACGGGCCGCTTGCAGACCTTCACGGTCCTGGCCGATGCCGATTCCGGTGCTTCCACTGGCCCGGCTGCACTGACCATTTCTCCGCCCATCATCACGGATGGGGCCTACAAGACCGTTACGGCGGTTCCGGCGGATGACGCGGTGATCACTGTGAAGACGGGTGCGAGTGGCGCGATCCACAAGCAGTCGCTTCTGCTGCATCCGAAGGCTTTTGCGCTGGTGTCTCGCCCGCTCAAGGTTCCGGCGGGCGCTGGTGTGAAGACATCCACCAAGTCGGGCAACAAGGTCACGATTTCCTGCACCGAATGGGTGGACGGCAACACGCTGCAACACAACTTCCGCTTCGACATGCTGTTCGGCGTGAAGTGTCTTGACCCCCGCCTCGGCGCGCGTCTGACCAACTAACAAATAGGCGGGGTCGAAAGGCCCCGCCTTACTCTTTGGGGATGTTCAAATGACAAAAGTGCGCGACATTGTTCAATCAGCTTTCCGCAAAATTGGCGTAACGGCACTTGACGCCCCGATGTCCGCAGCCGAAGGTTCAGTAGGCGTGGATGCTTTCAACATCATGGTGTCCGCTTGGAAGCTGCAAGGCGTTGATATCGGTCATACTGACCTGACCGTAAATGACGACTTCCCGCTTGCAGACGAGTTTCGCGAAGGCACGATTTACTTGCTTGCCGAGCGCCTCTCCCCCGACTTCATGGTTCCTGCCAGCTTTGACGCTGATGCATGGTTCCGTACATTCCAAGCCGCATATGCCCAAGACAACGAAGTCAGCATGAACCTTGCGCTGCGCACCATGCCCTCTCAGCGCGTGCGCCGGAGCGTTACAAGTGCCTGACATTGAATTCGTCGGCCCGTCTGCGCAGAACGCGGACCACATCCAGGCGAACACGTCAAAGCTGGTGAACCTCTACCGTGAGCCAGTCGGGCCGGGTGGGCGCACCTCCTACATCCTGCGTCCGGTTCCGGCAACGGAGACCTACAAGACGCTGGATGATCTTTTCATTCGCGACATGCGGAACGTTGGCGGCACGCTCTATGTGCTGAACGGGTCCAAGCTGCGATCCATCGCCCCTTCTGGGGTTGTGGCTGACCTTGGCGACATCACAGGCGCACCCCTCGGGCATCTGTTTGGAGAGACAGGCGGCGTGGGCTTGGTTTCTGGTGGCCGCTATCAGGTGTGGGACGGAACGACGCTTTCAGAGCCTGACGTAACGCCATTCATCCCGGCTACGGGCAACGTGGGGTCTGGTGCCTACCTGAACGGCTACACCATCCTGACGGAAAAGAACGCCCGCACATTCGCGTGGTCCGGCATTCTTGACCCGAAGACGTTTCCCGGCACCAACATCGCGACGATTGAGGCGACCGAGGACAAAATCCTGCGGGTCATCGCATTCAACGGGCAGCTTTGGTTCTTCAAGGAAAACAGCAGCGAAATTTGGTATCTGACGGGTCAGGCCGGGGCCAACGCGTTTGCACGTGTTCCCGGCGGTGTGGTCAACACGGGCCTAAAATCTGAGGATCTGGTCACGGTCTTGCGCGACGTGCTGATGTGGGTGGGGTCCGATGGGATTGTTTACCTGTCGGACGGGCAGGGTAGCCGCCCGATTTCAACGCCTGCGGTCAACCGCAACATTGCCAATGAACAAGTAGACCGATGCTTTGCGTATGAGCAGGAGGGTCACAAGTTCTTGGCTATCAGGTATCGTGGACGCCCCGCAGACGTCTTTGATATCGCATCGGCGGAATGGCATGAGCGTGCTTCTGGCCCATTGCAGAACGCATGGACGCCGCGCGCGTCGGCCAACTTCGGCGGCGATTGGTACGTGGGCGCGGATACAGGCGACATTTACAAGCTAGGCAGTGGTTCCGTTGATGCAGATGGTCCACTGATTTGCGAAGCGACCAGCGCCACGTTGAAAATCGAGAACCGCCTTACGCGCCTAGCAGAGGCAGAGATTTACGCCGACATGGCCCCTTTGGATCAGTCGAATATCCCCGGCGACGACACGGTGTTGCTGTTGTTTGTGGATGGCGCACCGGATGGGATGATCGAAGGCACCGAAATCATAGACGGTGATGATTATTTCGACTTCCTGATTAATGAGGAACGTTCACCTAAAATCGAGATGTCTTTGTCTGGAGACTACGGGCGCACGTGGGGGCCCTACAGGACCGCCTCCCTTGGCCGGGTGGGTCAGTACGACAACAGGGTGATATTCCGCGCCCTTGGGCAGTACAGGCAGATTACGGTGCGCATTCGGGTCTCTGACAACGTGAAGCGCGCGATCAACAGCCGAATGACGGTGCGGACAGCATGACCGGGCGACTTAGAGACGCCCAATTCGGGCAAACGCAGTGGGTCGATAGCAACGGCAGGGTGACGCTGGAGGCTGCGGAGATTTTAGGCCGTATCACCGACACAATTCGCGGCCCGGTTTATCCGAACGGAACGGGGCCGATCCTGACCAGCCCTGACGGCACGCAATACCGCCTGACGGTGGCAAACGGCGGCGCACTTACGGCCACGGCGGTCTAATGCGAATCCCGGTAGATGAGGCGCGGGAGTTCTTCGCGCACCCTTCGCAACACTTGATGGGTTTGACGCCTGACAACTTGCCCGATGAGGGCTTCGAGTATTGGGCTTCTGGTCCGGTTTGCGGCGTCTTTCATCGGTCAGCTTGGCCCGGCGTATTTATGGGGCATTACGGCGTGAAGCCCGAAGGGTGGGGCAAAGCCGTTACCCCTGCCAAGCAGATACTAACCGCGTTCTTCAAGGCCCACGATGCGGAGCGCATTATTGGGTGGACGCATGAGGGAAACCGCGCG